AACGATAAACTCAACAAATGAATCGGTTCCTGTTGCTGTATCTCTTACCACATCAATAATGCGGATGGGTAGAGTATTAGTAGTAGCTTGCGTACCTTCATTAATCGCTACAGCGGAGTTACCAGTGGTGGTAGATCCAGCGTTTTGAATTAACTCAATATTATTGCCGATGGCGGAAATGCCCATTGGAGCAACGGTTGTGCCTGAAGAACAAGAAACTACTTGAAACAGCGTATCAGGATCATCTGCAACCACTGCAAAAATTTGAGTTCCAGATTTGATTTGCTGACTTGCTGGGTAAAACTGTTGTTGCTGTACTTGACCAGTAGAGGCATTGGTAAAACTAACACCTAAAAATATACCGCAAGGTGTAGCTGTAGCTGTGCCAGTGTCTTTTTCGATCGTTCCATCAGAAATACGTTTTACTAAATCGCCATAGAAAATGTTTGTAGCATAGCCACTTGCAATTTGCATCTGACGAGTTGCTCCCGCAAAGACCTGACCGCCAATTAAATTGACTGGTTTTAGTCCATAGGGGGCTGATACGGTTGGGTAAGCCATATTAAACTCCTAAATTAAATTAACCTTTACCAAAGGTCACCGTAGATTTGCTCTCTTTAAAGAGCGGTGCTCTAGGATCACTTTGGCGCATAAAGCTACTGTCTACAGCGTCCATCTGATTTTCTGCTTGCTTTTGGTAATGTGAATTACGTTGCGAAACAAATTCTTCAGGCGTCTTGCATAACAGTAAACCTGCAATCTCAATATTGTCCTTAAAGCGACTATTGGGATCGACTAGCAGTTGAAATTTGGGTTGTTCTTCAATTCTTACAGGTTCCCATCCTTCTCTTAACTTCGATGAGAGGTTGCGAGGATCGGCCTGATTTAAAGTTGAAACACGAATCCATCTGTACGCATATCCAGTCTGCTTGTCCGGTTCAGGGAGAAGCTCAGGTTGCTGCCACTGCTTAGGGCGCTCCTGCATGGTACGGTTTTCTAATTCACGTTCTAATCTGTTTGTTGCCATTTTAGGCCTCCAATTTTTGTTGTTCACGGGCATATTGCTCTGGGGTCAAACCAAGTTTTTTAGCCAAAGCCACTTGCGATTTACTTAACACAATCTTTTTAGAAGATGTGCTACGTTTCGCCGGTGCTACGACCGTACTTAATCTAGCTGTACGCTGAGGTTTTTCTTCCTCATCGTTTTGGGTGTCGTCGAATTCCTCGGGAAATCGCCGTTTTACTTCTGTGTCAATACGTTTGTAATATTCATCCGTACCAACAAAACCACGTCCATAAGTTTCTTCCAATTCTTCATGAACCCCTTCAGCATACTTGCGCATCGCACGCTTACTAGGATCAACAAACCATTGGTTTTCTGAAACCCATTCAGCAACTTTAGGATCTAGTTGTGCAGGCTGCTGAGACTGCTTTGTTTGTATTTTTACATCATTTTCAGAAATTTGTACAGTAGGTTTAAAATTTTGTGCTTTGTCAAGTTTAAGTTGAGCTTTCATTAGCTCTTCTTGCGCTTCTAAAAGCTTATCAGAATCCCCTGAATCATAGGCTTCTTTATAGTTCCTTTTAGCTTTATCTATCTCCATTTCTGCGGAATTTTGATAGGTTGAAATTAACTCTTTCTCGCCATATTGCAGCATTTCTTTGAGTTTTTTGTTCTCGTCAAGGATTTTTTGAGCTAGATTTAAGGCTTCTTGTTGCTCTCGTAGGGCAGTTTCTTTAGCTCTACGCTCATCATTCCAGACTTTTTTATACTGTTTAAACTTTTCTTTTACGTTTCTAGAGTATTCCTGTGAGGCGTCCAGTGTTTCAAGCTCTTGTCGCATGTCCTCTGGTACAGGCTCTACACCCCTGTCTTTTAAAGGGGTATCGTCTTTTATCTCAATCTCAACATCATCTCCTTCTATAGATATGTCAAGTTCTGATTCGGTATCTACGGGTTTACCCTTATCTTCTGCTTCATGAGGAAACTTAAAGTCTTCTTTTTCAAATTCAGCCATGTTTTATCTCCTAGATAAATTTACGTTTAATGCCGCGTGGGTCTTGTACTACAGCTTCTACAGAGTCATCATTAATGATCCGAAACTCTCGATCATGAATTACCAAACGAGTACCAGCATTAGGGCGTACCAAAATAAAGTCCCCTTTTTTACAGTAAGGACCGTTAGGGAACCGCTCTTTGTCTGCATAACAGTCTGGACCCATATCAACTACAAATAAAACCGTAGTTAATAGTTCGTCATGCCTGCGAGTTTCGTCAGCTTTAATAAGACCGCTGTCAAAAGCCTCTTCCGCTTCGGGAATCGCACAAAGTATCCTGTACCCTTGAGGGGCTGGGAGTTGTTTAGCTTTTTCTTCTGCTTCTTTACTTAACACCACACTTAAATCTACTGCTTTATGTAACTCTACTACGTTCTGTTGGTCACTCATCCGAGTTCTCCATTGATTTATTAAGGTCCGTTATGTAGTTACGTGCAGTAAGAAGACCCCGTATCTCGCCACACACTTTTTTGTACTCATCGAAGTTTTCTACTCGCCCATCGGCTAGTGCTTCTTGGAGTTGCACAACTTTGTTATCGATGGTTTTCACCACGATATTTAAAGCCTTATCAGCTTCCATTACTTACCTTTCTTTGTTTGCCTTTCAGCAATTTCCTGCTGTTGTGCGAGGTTAGCCCTAAGTTTAAGCATTTCTACACCCGCTTTTGATCCTTCTTTTTGCTGCTCTTTTGCTAATCTGTCGGCATCTGCCGTTACTTTTACTGCCATTTGTGCCCCAGCGGTACGTGCCTGCGACGCAATTCTTTCACGTTCAACTTCAAGCTGTTGTTGTTTTAACATCGCATCAAGTTGATCTTTTGCTGCTTTTCTTTCTAGTTCACCCTGTTTAATCTGTAGCTCTTGTTGCTGTAACTGAATAATTGGGTCTTGCATTTGCTGTGCATTTTGTTGGGCTTGTACTTCTTGTTTGTTTTGCGCTAACAACTGTTGTGAAGCTTGCGCAGCCATTTGTGCAATTTGATCTGCCATTTCTGGGGGCATTTGTTTTGGTTCTTCTCCGTCTCTGGGCATTGGAGGAAGTTGCATACCCATTGTTTTCTCAACTTGTAGACGATATTCAAAGCCAATATGCTCATTAATATGTGCCATCATTGATGCTTGTAGCTGTTGAGCCAGTTGTGGGTTCATACCAATAATTGATTGAATCTTAGGATCTTGCATTGGAGCCATGTGTACCGCAATGTGTGCCTGATGATTCTGCTCAATGAACGCCTTGACTGGTTTGTTCTTCAGAATGTTTTGATTCTCAGCCACTGGGTCAGTGGGCTTCATATCTTCAGCTGCAGGTACTAATTTCTGATAATTTTTAATTCCCAATACTTCGAGCATCTGACGATGTAGTTGTGGCAAGTCATACAGCTGCGGTGCAGTTTGCGCTAGTTGTAAAGCAGCTTGATATTGAACAACTTTCTGCGCCATAGTCGCAGCATTGGGATCGGACACCGGCAATACGTAGACCATGTCATAGTCTGATTGTTTAGCCATCCGACTACCTTCTTCAGGCTCGTATGGGTAACTAGGTGGTGTGTAATCTCTAATAATATCTTTTAAAAGTCTGAACTCTTGTTTCATCGAATAGTGAATGCGAGCTTGTACCGCACTCATCATCTTTAGAGTTCTCTCCAAGATAGCTAATGTTGTACCAACAGGAGCGTTAGAACTCATGTCAGAGATTTTCATATCCGTTGAACCCGCAAACCGGCGCCCTTCGTCAATGATTTTGTCCATTAAGCCAGCTAGTACAACGCTTGGTTCTTTATATGGAAGTGGCAAAATGTTATCTCGCATCGTACCGCTTGGCACCTCTACATCCCTAAATTCGCCAGGGGAAATCGGGGTATCATCTCCTCTAATCCTAAGCCCGCGAGTTTTAAATCCGCCGGGCAAATTAGAAAGAGTGCCCGCATCAACGAGCTGTCGAATGAGAGAAGTGCCAGATTTTGCGTAAGAGCCAATAAGATGAATAAGGCCAAAACAGTAGAAGCCAAAACCTGGAATATATCCATAATGAACGAAATGCTGGCGTTTCTGGTGAGTGTCATCATCAGGCCTCCAATTACGACGAATAGCTAAAACATTATTCGTACCTTTTTCAATCGTAACTACATAAGGTAGTGCAATACCTGTTGGTTCACCGTCATCATCTTTATGCTCAAAGCCTGGAATATCTATCTCAACATGCATTTCCAATAACTTAAAACGGTCGTCGGTAGTTGCTCTAAAGCCAAGCTTCTCAGCAATTTTCTTCTCTACCTCGTCCATCGTATTGACTGGCTCACCCAAGTCTACGTCTCGATAAAAACCTTCGTGCTGTAAACGATGTATTTCATTTACGGTTTTACGCATTATGTGCGTAACACGTTCAGCTTGTTCTAAGCTAGAGGCTCCATAAGGGACAACAACGTCTTCTGCAGGGATAAACATTGCCACTTGCCGTTCAAGCTGTGGATCATAGTAGACCTTTTTAAATGCATTACCAGCAAGACCTAAGCCCCACAACAAACGCTCATGTTCAGGGCGATATTCTTTCATTACGTCTGTAATCTGATAGTTCATATCATCTTGCACACGCTGGGCAGCTTCTTTTTTCTCTGGGGTCTCTCTACCAATGATCTGAGTTTTAACAGGACCCATTGCAGGCATTGTTTCCATCATCGTCTCTGCTTGAAACTTAACAACAGCTTCTGCTAAAAGCGGATGATAAACACCGCAGGCACCTTCCCACGGTTCAGAACGTTCTTCTATCTTTAAACCAAGCAGTTCTAGACCGTCAACGTAAGTCTGTATCCAGTCTCTACGAGACGAAACATCTGCCTCATAGTCTGCCATTAGATCACCAACAATGGTTTCTAATGTCTTTTCATCTAGTATCTCAGCAAGATTTTCATCAAAATCTTCTTCGCCTTCTTCTGCTTCTTCAATTCTTAATATAGGTTGCCCGTCAATACCAATCTCTACGGATTCCGGGTCTTCAATACTAATCTCTAAAGCTGGCTCATCACCCATCATTTCTGGGTCTAATTGGTCAAGTCCTAGTGGAGCTTGTGATAATGACTTATCTATTGCCATGTTCTATCCTTAGTAATACGCAGCTTTTCGTTTGTATTTGTATAACAAATCGTTTTCTGGTTCGTCGTTTGGTAGGCGTATAAACCCACCCTGCCTAAATCTTAACAGAGCTAGTGTAGTAGAGTCTACCAAGTCATCGTTGGTTCCGCTAGGAAAATCGTTACATTCTTCAATTACTTCCTTCGCCCATCGCCTGTCCGGCGCCCAAACGACCCCTCCCGCAAACAAATCCGAAATAGCATTGACGCGAGATACTTTGTCTTGACCTTTGCCAGGTGTGAACTCCCCGACCGGTATTCCCATACGCCGAAGTTCTTGGTAGAGTGCCGCACCATTGGACTTCTTTTCAACCATGAACGCATCTGGTTCCCATTCTTTGTACTCCTCGAGTACAAGCTTTTTGAGTTCCGGAAACTCCAACCGCTTTTTGATCGAATTAAGAAGGATGATGTTGTAGTTGTTAACCTCCTCATTAAAGAAGACCCCCCACGTAGTCAAGGCGTTATAGTCTGCACGGTTATTAGCTTCTTGAGCGGCGTCAAGCGCCATAATCGTAAACTCGCATTGGGGTGGGTTTTCACCGTCCCAGATATTCCACCACTCCCGTTTAATTAAAGCCCCTTCCTCTGAGGTCGGCTGCTGCATGTACTGAGCTTGCCAATATCTAATGTCAAGTCCGGCTTTTTTAGCTAATAGTTCTTCTAAGGGCCAGAACTCAGGCCAGAGGGGTTCTCCGTCGTCTTTAATTGCCGGGAAGTCGATAACCTCCCACCGATCAACGTCGTCACTATTGTCCATCTGTTTAACAATTTGACCAGTTAAGTCAAGTTTAGACCACCGTGTCATTACGACAACAATAGCACCACCAGGCATGAGACGCTGTAGAGGACCAGACTGGAACCACTCCCAAGCAGGAAGAAAAACATCGGGTCTTCCAGTTTTAGCGTCTTGTTCCGAATGAGGATCATCGATGATAAACAGGTCAGCACCCCGACCAGCCAAAGCACCACCAACACCGATAGCAAAATACTCTCCATTAAAGTTTGTCCCCCATCTAGATGCTGATTTAGAATCCGCCTGTAATTCTATTTGCGGAAATATGTTCCGATATTCCTCGGAACCCACCAGATTACGTACACGGCGTCCAAAGTTAACAGCCAAATCCGCTGTGTGGGATGCCATAATGACTTTTTTGTGAGGATACTTACCCAAGAACCAGGCAGGAGCGAGATAGGATATAAGTTCCGACTTACCATGACGCGGAGCAATATTAACAATGACTCGTTTTTTCTTACCTGCAGCAATATCTTCAAAAATTTGAGCCAATTTTGCGTGGTGCGGACCCACCTTATAACCTGGATAGACATGTTTAATAAAGTCCAAAAAGGACATTTTCCCTATTTCTTGAGTTAAAAATTCATCGTATTTAGCAAGTAATGCGCAGCTTTTTCGCTTAATTTCAGGGGGTGTTTTGGGGTTTTTTGCTATCTGGCGTAGCTTAAACAGCTTTTCTGGGGTTAGTTTTAGCTGTAAATTAGGCGTCATCTCGTTCTTTTCTGACTACTTCTTTGGCTTCTACGTCTATATACTTGCCTTCTACGACGTCTAACAGGCTTAAAAGCTCGTTTTCAACCTCTTCCATGGTCTGAATCTTAATAGTTGTCTCAGTTCGCTTCTTAAATGCGTCTACTCCGTCGACTTCACCCAAGGCACGCAGCGCAACTATCTTAGTTTTGACGTCTTTTGCTGCTTCTACCGATGCAATAAGGTGGTTTACTACATAAGTTTTGAGTTCTGCAAGCTCATCAACCACTAAAACCTTCATCTGAGCCACCATACCAGCTAACATAGCCAACGTCTCGTTAGGATATTTAGAGAAATCGGGTCTATATTGCGGATTTGTAACCATTTCTTTAGCAATTGCCTTAGCCTCGTCAACATTTTCTTTGTTTGGAGTGATTGGCTGTCCAGTTAACTCTGACATTAAAGTTATAACTGCAGCTCGCATGTTTAATTCTTCAGTCGGAGTGAGATCTGGAAACGCTTCTTGAGCGTTTTTAGGAAGAGGGATGTTCTCCTCTATAACAGGTACATAGGCTTCCATGAACGAAGTGTACCTTCTTTTCTAAATATGTGTAAAGAAGTTCTTTACTGAAAAAGAGGGGCCAACTACGGCCCCAAAAATACACCCTCACGTGTATAAAAATAGTATACCCCGTTTTTAGAGTTTGGGACTCCTATGGGGGGTCATTTCTGCGTGCCAAACACACACCTGGCAGGCTAAAAATGTGAGG